GCCTTGCTCAGGGCACCGCCACGCTCCAGGGGCTCTTCCAGCTGGGCGTTGGCCTTGCGGGACGCTTTCTGGGTGTTGGATTGGGGGGTGGGGAGGGTGGTGGCGGTCAGGGAATCTCTCCGGAGTGATGCAGGGGGAAGCGAGCGGGCGCGTGGCGCCCGTCGCGGGGTGGGGTTACGCGCCGATGGCGTTGCGCAGGGCCAGCAGGCGGTCAATGCCGCCGACGTTCTCGACCATGTTCACCAGGTCCAGTTCGATCAGCACCTCGCCGTTCCAGGTCAGCTTGTAGTAGCTGCAGGCCGTGGTGACGGTGAACTCGGTGTCCGAGCCGGCCTCGGAATCGCCGAACTCGATGCCTTCGTGGCGGCCGCGGATGACCACCTCGACCGCGTCGACCTGGCCGTTGTCGTCCCGCTGGTAGCCGCCGGCAAAGCGGATCTGCACGCCGTCGTGGCTGGTCTCGGCGTACTGACGCAGGATCGCGCGCATCAGGCCGCCGTAGACCACCTTGATCTGGATCTCATCCTGGCCGAGGTCGATCTTCACCGGGCCGCTCATGCCGCCGCCACGGTAGGCCTCCATGATGCGTTTCAGCTCGGGCAGCGTGATGGTCTTGGCTTCGCCGAGGCAGGCCTCGCCGGCGGTGAACGTGTTGAAGCCTTTCAGTTTGCGGGGCAGGCCCATGGGGTTTTCTCCGATGCGGAGCCAAGGCGGTCAGCAACTGACCGCCACAGGCAGGGTGGGATCAGTTGGCGATGGCCGAGGCGAAGCCGGCCAGGTACTTGTCGGTGATGCGCTGGCGCAGCTGCAGGTTTTCCAGCGGCGGGACCGGAGTGAAGTCGTAGTCGATGACCAGACCGCCCGACGCCAGCGTGGTCTGCGTGTTGGCATCCGGGTCGTACCAGGCCTTGGCGTCGATCAGGTAGCCGCTGCCCTTCAGCTCGCGGAACTTGGCGTTGATGCTCTCGATGATGTCCTTGATCAGCGAGGCGTGCATCGGCTTGTCGACGTAGATGGCCATGGCATCGGCGATGGTGTCGGCCAGGATCTGCGCGGTGCGCGTGGCGGTCTCGAAAGCGAACAGCGCGTCGTCGCTGCAGGTGCGCGAGCCCCAGAATCGGTAGCCGTTCATCTGGATCAGGGTGGTGACGTCGCCGGCATTGAGCACGCCGGCATCGCTGGCCGGATCCTGCAGGTCGAAGTACACATCGCGCGAGATGCCGGTGACGCCGTTGACCGCGACGTTAGACAGGTTCTTGTGCCAGCCCTGTTCCTTGTCGATTAGAGCGCGCAGGCCCAGAGCGCGGGCCACAGCGAAGGCCATGCCGATCTGGCCGGAGGTGCTGTCCAGGGCGGTGAAGTCCGGCCAGATGATCATCAGCTCGCGCGCCGCGAACTGCTCGCGGTAGGCGGTGGCCTCGGTGACCGTCTTGGCGGTGCCGGCGCTGATGTAGGCCATAGCACGCAGGCGCTTGGCGACCACGGCCAGCTCGGCGGCCACCACCTGGGTGTCCAGACCGGGCGCACCGATGATGCGCGGCTTCACACCCAGCTGCGCTTCTGCGGCCAGCAGCGCCTGTAGGCCCGAGTACTCGCCGTTGGTCTTGCTGCCGATCACGGCGATGGACTGCTCGCCGTCGTTGTCTTCTTCCTTGACGCGCACGACCACCAGCACCGGCTTGGTCTGATCGGCGATGGCTTCCAGCGCTGCCTTGAGGGTGCCGGTGGCGCCGGCCTTGGTGATCGCGCCATCGATGTCGGTGATCAGCACCGGCTTGTTCAGCGGGAACAGCACCGCGTCGGCTGCATCGCCGGTGGCCACCAGGCCGATCACGGCGGTGGCCACGGTGCGGATGGGGCGTACGCCGGTATTCACTTCGATGACGCGGACGCCGTGATGGTAGTCCATGGGGTTTCTCCAGTTAGCGGAAGCGGAGGGGGATGGTCAGGCGGGTGTAGCCACTGCCCTGGGTGACGTCGGTCCGGGTGCCCTCCACGTCCAGGACAAACGCGCCGGGGGCTTCCCCCTGCGAGATCGAGAGCTTGCTGATGCGGATCCGCGGCTCCCAGCGCATCAGCGCCGTGGCCACCGCGCCGTAGAGCAGCGTCCGGGTCTGACCGTTGAACGGCTGGTCAACCAGCTCGGGCAGCAGCGAGCCGTAGTCGCGGCGCATCACGCGGGTGTTGAGCGGTGTGGTCAGCACGTCGTTGATGGACTGCGCCAGGTGCTCGGCACCTTCGATGGCGCGACCGGTGGTGGCGGACATACCGCGCATCAGAGGTCGTCCGGCAGCGACGGCGGCGGTACCGGCATCGGAATGCTCAGATCGCAGCCGTCGAAGTGGGTAGCTCTGGCCTGCAGCGTGGCCGACAGCTGGGCAATGGCCGCCGCCAGCGCGGCCAGCTGCGCAACGTAGGTCGTGTAGGGCTTCACGTAGGGCGTCAGGAACGCGGTGATGAAGTCCTTGATCCAGGTGACGATCTTGGACGGGTCCGCGCCCGGAGCAGTCAGCAGGGCCAGGATGGGGGCCAGCAGGGCAATCTGCTGATTGATGGCGGCCAGGGATGCGTTGAGCGAGCCGAGCGCTTCCTCGGTGAAGGCCTGCAGCTCTACACAGGTCTGCACTGCACCGGCGCGGCGTTCCAGCTCGGTGAAGAACTCGGCGTTGATGAGGGCAGAGCCTTGGGGAAGCATGGTCGTCCTCAGAAGATGTTGGTGATGACGCCGTCCGAGACCATGACGGTCTGGCCGGTAGCCGTGGTGAATGAGCCGCTCGCGCCCGTGCCTGCGGAGACGTTGCCCGCTGCTGCAACGCTGCCGGTTGTCTCGATGCCACCCGTGGCGATGACGGCAACCTTGCTGCCCGGCGGGAGATTGATCTCGTAGCGGTGCAGGGTTTCGTTGTAGGAGAGCGTGCCGCCGTCGCCGTGCTGCACGACGTGCAGGTCCGCCTTGTGGGCAGGCGCTGGGTAGGCGTCAGAGTTCAGGCCGAGCAGCGCCACGGCGTTGGCTGTGTCGCCCTCGGGCGAAAGCAGAATCACCTGCTCTCCTTCGCTGGGTGCCGACCAGGTCCGGGTGGTGCCGGCCCGCAGGGAGATCCACGGGATCCAGTTGGTGGTCAGCTCGCCAGAGGTGACGCGGCAGCGCTCTGCGGCCACGTCCACTTCCGAAACGATTCCGTTTCGGATCAGGTTGGAGATAAGGCGGGCAAGGTCGAGAGCCATGTGCCCATGCTGCTCGTGCGCGCGGGAGGCCGCACTGCGCGCGGGGTGTAGCGGTCGTCGCTACAGCCCCTTGATACGCGAGGGTGGTGCGGTGGCCAGCACCCAACCGCTGCCGATCCAGCGAGGCCAGCGGCCTGCAGGGAAATCTGCCGGCGGCGGGGTCTCCACCGCGCCGGCCGGCAGCAGCCAGGTGCCTGGCTGCAGCGGCGACTCATCGGCCTGGGCGGTGCCGGCCAGCAGGCCGGCGGTATCGACAAGGTAGACCGTCTTGGTGGCCATGGTCAGTACTTGATGCAGGCCAGCAGGGCGACGTTCTTCGGGCGGGTTTCGCTGCCGCCGGTCACGCCGGTGGTGAAGTCGTGCGCGTGCCTGCCATCGGTGGAGGTCTGCCAGGCGTAGTTGTCGTAATCGATGCCGCCGCTGGCGCCTGCGTTGCGGTTGCCGGGGCGGTGGGGACTCATGCCATAGGGCGCTGCACTGGTGTACTTGTTGCCTTCGCCGAAGGAGGAATCGTGGGCGTGGTCACCGGCCTCGCTGGTGCGGCCACCGTGGGCGTGGGCAGCGAGCTGGTCGCCCTGGTTGGAGCCGATGGTTCGGCCAGCGTCATTGCCGCGCCCGTCATCCCAGAAGCGGGGGAACATGCCGCGCAGGTCGGGCAGAAAGAACGATCCAACGCTCGCTGCCTGACCGGCCGGCGTGTAGACATGCCCGATGGCAGCGAACAGGTCGGGATACGCCTCCTGCGAAACTTGGGCACCATTGGCCCTCAGCCAACCGGTAGGGGCGTTGGCGCCGGCAAACGTGCCGATCATGCCGGCCGGTGCCATCTGCCGTGTCTCGGCGCGGCTTGCCACCCCAAGGTTGTTGCGAGCCTCGGACTTGTTCGGGACGTCAGCAAGGTTTTCCGATTTCTGCAGGGGTGCCCCCAGGGTTCCCGCCGGCTCGTTCTGGGCCGCAATCAGCCGAGTTCCGGCGGGATAGCTCTTGCCCAGGACCACACGGGCGACGTCTTGGCTATCGGGCATCCATTCGTTAGCAGCCACACCACGCGCGATGCGCTCGCCATCGATGTAGATGGCGAGGCCCACGGTCGTGGTGATGACCAGGTCGACCAGGGTCTGCCCGGCAGCGAGGGTCTGTTTCTCTTCGATGCTGTTGACGTTGACGCTCACACCATCGGCATCGTTCCATTCTAGGTCCCCATCGGCGTTGCTGGCTTTGGTGAGGATCTGCCCCGTTGTGCCACCGGGGATTACCAACTTGGCATTGACGGTGTTGAACACCCACTTCTGCGAAGCGACAGCGGTGTTGGGGTCGATCACCAGCGTGACGTTGCTGGCATTCATCGCCACGAACGCAGCACGGTAGATGCCATCGCCGACCGCGCCTTCGCTGGCCAGGGGCTGGTAGTTGTCCGGCGTGTTGGCCACGCCAATGACGTCACCGTCAGAGTCGATGACGGCCAGCTCGCGTACTACGAATCCACCCTCGGTTGAGGGCAGGATGCCCTCAACATAGAAGAGAAGCTGGTTGTCCGGATCCTGGTACACCCGGTTGATGGGGACGCGCAGCCGCTCTCGTACCAACCCGGTCGGCTCGCTCGGCAACTCCACCGGGTTGCCATTGCCGTCGCCAAAGGCCATGAAGGCCATGCTGACGGGATCACCGCCCAGACGCGCGAAGTTGAGCTTGCGCAGGCCTGCCGGCGTATGGAGGAATCGGAAGTTGGCCATGGCTTAGGAGATCGAGTTGGGGTCGGTGAAGGTGTCGCCGTAGAACTTCCCGCCAGCAGCAAAGGCTGCTGCCCACAGCGACTTGTCGATGGCGGCAACCGTGTCGGCGCTTCGGCCAGAGACGGTAAGGTCTTCCACGTACGCCCGGTAGAGCACAACCGATGCCGCCTTGTTGCGGTTGGCCGAACCCCAAGCGCCCCACGACCCGGCACCCAGGTAGCCGTTGTTGATCGCCGCGGATCCACGCCGGGACGTCGGCGCAACGATGCCCAGGCGCGCTTTTCCCACGACAGAGGCTACCGAGTCGTTGTTGGGATCAGAGGCATAGCGCAGATCGAAATTGGCGACGTCGACCGGATTGGGAAGGCCCCCTTGGAAATGGAAGATGCTGCTGGCAGAGGTTCCGCTGGCAGATCCCACATGGAAGTAGGACTGAGGCGCGGCAGCTTCCAGCGCCGCGCGGGTGGGCCGGTGCCAAAGCGAGACGAAGTAGTGGTGATTCGGGTTGCTGGCCATATAGGCGAGCAGCTGGGCATTGAAGGCGGCACGCCAGTACCCATCTGCCGTCTGGCCGGTGTGGGCACTGATCACGTGAATGCCGCCCTTGGCCGTCAGCTCCGCCCGGCACTGCTTGTCGGCCAGTGCTGCCTCCACCACCAGGCCGGTCGAGGCGTTGCTGCCGATGATGCGCCTGGCGGTGTCGTCAGCGATGTTCGTGATGACGCTTCCCTGTCCGGGAACAGCGGCAACCCTGCCGAGGCTATGGCCAAAGTCGACAAGCAGCAGAGATCCATCAGAGAGGATGGCGTCCTTGCGGAGCTTGGGCATGTTGGTGCCACTGAAAACAACGCCTTCCAGCTGCTGTGCGATACCGGTATCCATCAGTCACCATCCATTTTTGTTGAGCTGGGCCTGAACCCAATTGAAAATCTGTTCGTGGAACGCCGACGTCCAGTGCACGGGGTCGATGCGCAGTGAGCGCGGGACGATCTTGTCGGCAACGTCTCGGGCGTCATCGACGCTGCCGCTGCTGAACTGGAAGGAGTGCTCGCGGCTGCACAGCACCTTGTCGCCGTACGTGCGCTTGCAGTGCGACTCGATGGCCAGAATGTTGGTGTAGACGGCGCTGTTGGTTGCGCCCTCGCCCTCGTAGGAGCTTGCTGCACGGTCATTCACTGCGCCTGCCGCCACCACACCGCCGTTGGGCGGGGTGATGATCAGGAACCGCCTACCCAGCGTGCGCTGCAGCGCGACGCAAGCATCGATGTCGCCGATGACCCTGCTGGGGTCGGACAGGTTGTTTCGACCCACGCCGATGATGATGACGTTGCTGCTGAGACTGCCGGTATCCGGAATGAACGGGGTCAACCCCGGACAGGCGATAGCGGTGCCCGCGACGGTTCGGGTGAAGCTGTAGGCACCGCCTGCGGCGCGGTCAAAGTACCCATACGCGCCACCCAGCCGGCCATAGCGGCGCGTCTGGCCCTGATCGGTGCTTGGAGTGATGTCCACTGCGCTGATCGCAACCACGCCGCTTTCAGGGATGACTCCGCCTGCGACGGTCATCAGCGAGTAGTAGGCGCCTGCGCGCACGGCCTGGTGGCTGGACGTCTGGCCGCCGACTGCATAGCTGGTTACGGTTCGGTCGGGGTTGGCGGTGGTCAGCTGTTCGCGCCAGGTGACCTGGCTGCCGGCGCCGGCGGTGAGGGAGTCGCCGATCAACCACAGATCACGGGTCGGCTTGACGTAGGGCGCGATCTGGTCAAGACGCTCAGTCAGGCCATATGCGTACACCTCGCCGGACTGCTTGATGCCGAGGGCTATCTGCCCCTGGTCATCGAGCATGGCGTAGACGTACCCGGAGTCGATAGGGGTATGCACGAACGACATTCCGGTCGGCAGCAACTTCTCATTCACGCCGAAAGCCCACACTGAGCCGTCAGGGCGGACGCCGAAGGCGATGTTGCCCAGTGCATCGGTGAGCGCATACACGTAGCCAGACTCCGGCGTGCTTGCGCTGAACTTGAATCGCAGCTTGTCGGAGAAGTCGCCCTCAGCGATCACGGCGAGGGCGGACTTGTCGGCCTTGGATGACAGTCCATCCTCTCGGATCCACTTCCACTTGTTCGCGGGCGTGACCCACACGTATTCGCCCTGGTTGGGCACCGACAATCCGCTGATCGGGTCGATGTGAGAGCCCGCGTCGAGCAGTACGCTCGCGCCAACATTGGCAGTGCCCACAATTGTGTTGAGTGTTGCCCACAGCTCGACCACTACGCGGCCGGCGGCCTGGCCGCTTTCAATGGCTGTCATTCGCTCGTTGATTGTCTCCACATCACCCAAGACCGTGGCAAAGGACGGAACCAAGCCGCCCTCGGTCGGAACCAGCGTCCCGCGTGGGCCGTGCACGATCTGATGGGCGCGGTCGCTGTCGGCGATGAACTGATCAACCTTGCTGGCGGTGGTCACTCGGTGGCTCCTTGGAACTGACGTGGCAGGGTGGTGTTGATATGGAAGTGAAGAGCGTCGGCAGCTGCTGACACCTCTGCGTCGCCTTCTTCGATGGCAACGACCAGAAGCGATATGTCCGAGAAGCGCGCCTCAACCTGCCGCTCGACGCCCTGCGCGGTGACGGCTGCGACGCTGGGGGTGCCGAAGCTGGTCAGCATCGGCACTAGCTCTGTCAGGTGTGAGCGGAGGTTCTTGTTGTCTTCGATCGCTTGCAGAAGGCGCTGCAGGTCCGCCTTGAGGAACGGCGTGGCGATGGAATTGACCACTACACGGAAGGTGAAGGGCTCACCCTGCGGCGACTGCTGGTGCCATTCCTCGATCTCCACCGGGACACCCACCGCATCGACCGCGTCCAGCAGCGCACCGACGGTTCCCTTGCGCCGATGGATCTTGATCGCCTGCTGGACCGTGCGACGCCGCACGTACACCGGCCAATCCGGCCCCCACGTGTCCACACTGAACGACCAGGCGAGCCACGGCAGCATCGCCTCCGACGCGCGCATGGGATCGAGCGCGCTATCGAAGGGTGCCGGAACGTCCGACACACGGGCCATGGTCTTGGCGACCGCCACCTCCTGTGGAGTGGCGTTCGGCGGCAGCAGGCTAGACATTGCCCACCGTGCGGTGGGTGATGCGAATGCCGGTGCAGCGGCTGGCCTCGCCCACGCCTACGGCGATGTTCTGGGCGGGGCTGATCAGGGTGACGTCGACCACGCCCTCCTGATGCAGCGCACGGTCCAGTGCCGAGCGGCTGACCATGGCAGCCATCCGCGAATTCTTCTCGGCGTAGGCAGCCGCTTCATTCTGGGCCGCCTGCAGCACCACTGCCGGATCCGGGCCGGGGTAGATGTCCAGCACGGCCTCGATCTCGTACTCGATCACCGACGCGCTCAGGACGGTGACCAGGTCGGTGAGCGGGCGCACGTCGACGTGGTTGACCGCCGTAGCTACCTTGGCCAGAAGGTCGCCGGG